CCTTCTGTTCTGCCATCTCGGCAATCGGGTCCATCTGACACAGACGCCGGAACTCGGTAGGCAGCATTCCTGCCGCTAGCGCCAGCGCGTCGCCTTTTAGACCTAACTTGGCAGCGTCGTAAATGCGCTGCAGACGCGCCTCTGTGGCAACCAACGTGCGCGCCGTGAGCGGAAGTGACTGGAAAGTCATTTAGGTGGTGCAACAGATTGTGTGGTGAGGTCATTATATATAAAAGAAAAAATTTTTGCACTGATACAAATTGTGTGGCGTGGACTGACAAATAAAAAAGTTTTTGCGAGGGGTCCGTTTTTGACCGGGCCAGCCGCCGGCCCTGGCCGGGGGCTATCAGCCGACCAGCCCCGATCGACGCAGGCTATCGGCTCCCAGCTGTCAGCTGTTACGTTATAACGTCACGCCAGCATGCCAGGCTGGCGGGCGATGGGTCAAATGGGTCATGGCCCATAAGGTCAAGCTTGCGTGCTAATGGGTCATATGGGTCAACCGTTTTTTAGTTGACCCATATGACCCATGGGTCAAATGGGTCACGACCCATCGCTATCGGTCGCACGCCCTGGAAAAAGGGTTAAAAAGGGCCAAAAAAGCGCGCGCCATGGGGTCAATGGGTCAAATGGGTCACGTGGGTCATGGGTTTTTTTTTGGCGCCAAGAAAACGCGGCGCCACCGTCAGCGCGCCATATTTCTACTACTGTACGGATATACAGTATTTTTAATTATTTGGTTAAACTTAAGAATCAATGACCCATAAGACCCATTCAGAGGGAAAATCGCTCCGCGCAGGCAACCCACGCCAATACCCCTTTGGGATCCCCATGTTTATATTAGGGTTATCTGCTACGCGTTTTGTCGCACGCGTCAATGGGTCACGCAAAAAGCGCTTGCAATGCTATAAATTATGTGGCAAAGTGTTGTTCACGCGATCGCCGATCGCATCAACCGAGGAGCACACAACATGCAAACCGTTACCTTAAAACAGCATCCTGAGATTCTCCGCGTTATCCGCGCCGCCGATCCTACCTACCGCAAAACGAAGGCGTTTATTTATACCCGCGAGAGTGTCACGCTACACGGCACGTATTGGGACGGCGGTTCGCGGTCTACCTATACAGCGGTAGAGCTGGCGACGGGCCGCAACAAAGGCGCGCCGCAATACGCGCCGCCTCAATTCGGCGGGCCGCGCCAAGCGCCTGAAGTGCAAATTCCGCCCGATGTTGTAATTGTCGAAACCGGTACGTTTTGCGGTAAGCCCGCGACGGCTACCGTGTATGTCAATCCCGCCAACATGGCGCGCCTGTTAACCGTTTAATCAACCCGCGCGCCTACGGGCGCGCATCAACTGAGGAGCAAATGTAATGAAAATCACCATCGACCACAACATCGCCAAAGCCCTTTTGATCTGCGCCGCGAAACAAGATATTCGCTACTACCTAAAGGGCATATGCGTCGACGCCCGCGCGAACGGCGACGTTGTCCTTGTCACTACCGACGGCCATCGTCTGCTAGCCTATCCCGTCGCCACTGATGCAATCGAAGCGCTCGCGCCCGGTCAGTACATCATCCCGCGCGAGGCGCTCGAGGCGGTCAAGCCCTGCAAAGCTGGCCGCCACATGCTACCGATCACTATCGAGATTGACACAGCAAAAGGGCTCGAAAACAAGATCACGGGCGCGACGTCAACCGTTACGCCCCTGATTGACGGTAAATTTCCCGATTGGCGGCGCGTGCTGCCGAAAACGGTATCGGGCGAGCCCGCCCAGTATCAGGCCGAGTACCTTGGTGATTTTGGTCGCATCGCCGATTTGCTTGGCACTAAACAGCCGCACATACATTACAACGGCAGCGCAGCGGCGATCGTTGGCAATCTAGGCGCGGCGCTTGGCGTGCTTATGCCTATGCGCTCTGATGCTGAGTTCTCAGCCCTGCCCGCATGGGCGCTCGCCTGATCAATCCCACGGGCGCGCAAGCGCCCGCCTCAACCCTTGGAGACTCTCACCATGACACGCACGCAAATCCTTCACGCGCTCGACGCCTTTCTGGAATCTCGCCCCGGTTTTGATCCGGCCAATTATCAAGGCGCGCCGCAAGCCTACCGCGCCGACTATCGCCGCGCGTATCAGCACCTGCAAGACGGGCGCGCGCTCATGCGCGCTGTCACGTGGCGCGACGGTATCGACGCGGATACGCTCGCACGCGCTAAACATCATCGGATTGATTTCCGCCCGTCTAAGACCGGCAACACGCTCGAAGTCGACTACTGCACGGGGCAATACTACCCAGTCGAATTTCGCGCCGCTGTCTGTCAAACCCTCTCGTCAGCCCTTTGGGATTATTTCCGCACGAAATGCGGATGCACTACCGCCGACGCTATCCGCACTATGGCGCGGCGCGAGCTGGGCCGCTCAATCGCCCGTCGCTGGTTTGGAGCCTGACATGCGCGCCTTACTCGCCTTGACCCTACTCGCCGCCGGCACCGGCGCTGCGCTCGCACTGCCTCCGCTCTGCGGAGCGCTCGCGCTGGTGCCCGGTTTGATCGCGGCTATGTTCACGATCGGGCATTGACCATCTGAAATCCATCTGAAATCCATCTGAAATCCATCTGAAATGAGGGACTACAAATGAATGTGAAAATTTTTATCGGCGCTGAAGGCGCATATGCTTGCATTAAAACCTTGCACGCAAACATGGACGTCCGCCTTGAACCTGGGCGATCGGCCGCGCAATCTTTGCGTGAATTGGGCGACGAATGGCGCGCCAAAGCGGCCCGCCTTCAACAGCGCGCGATGTATTTAAATGAAGCGGCCGCTTTACTGGACGAACAAGAAAAGGCGCGCCACGAATGATCGCGGCCGCTTTGGTTGCCCTCGCGGCCGCAATCCTTGCTATTGTCTTACGCCTATAGCCCGCTCCATGAACCCTTACCGGCCCGCTTACGCGGGCTTTTTTATTTCACCCGGTAGTCGTGAAACACGGATCCGCTCGCCGGATCGCCGACCCGGCACGGGCGGACCCAAACCCGGCCCGTCGGCAGGGTCCGCCAATGTCCCCTGCGCTCATGGGCTCGCGGGCTCGCATGTGACCCGCCCGCCGACCCGCGATCGGCCCGCACGCGTGCGGTAACCTCGACGGTTCTCCATGCATACGCGGGCGCCTTTCCGCGCGCCATCTGGCGCCGTGCGGTAAAGGTCCGTGCGACCTCGGCCCGATAACCCTCGATCGCCTTCGACCCATCCAAGCGTGTTAGCAGACAATCTAAGATCGCGATTGCGATCCGGTCAAGGTCTGTCACGTGTCGATTGTCGCGCGTGTAGACGCGCAACCCACCCGTTTCGGGGTCCGCCACAATCGCTAATGGCGCGAAATCGTCTCGCGCCTCGCGCGTAAGCCTGACCCCGGCGATAGTGACCGATCCCTCGCCCGCCATCGCGCGGACGGCGAACCGAATCCCCTCGGCCACGCCAACGATCGCGATATCGTCAAACGGTAGATGCAGCAACCGCTCGGGCGCCACGTCCAACACGATATCACCCTCGATCTCGCCCAAATCAAACCAGACCGACTCCTCGGGAGTAGGGACCGCGCGCGACAATTCGCGCACTAGGGGCGTCATTTCACGGCCCTTAAGCCCGTGCCGCTCGCGTTATCAAGCATCCGTTTAATTTCGGCGCGATTGTTCCCGACACTCTCGAGCAGATCAGGCGCGCAGTAAAGGTGAACCTTCGATCCGTTCGGGGTTGTCTTGACCCGACCCAGATCGACCCAGCCCGCTTCCCGGAGCGCGTGGAAAAGCGCGTGTACGCTCGCCTTCGACCCGACAGGCATCAAGGGCTGCAGACGGTCTACCAAAGCCTGCCAGGGGGCTTTAATCGCGCCTAAAGCGAATTCGCCGCGACGATCGCGCATCATCTCGACCAGCGCCGACTCGACCAGCGACAAGCCCGCCGATAGCATGATCGCTTTCGCCTCGGTAAACGGAGGCGCGCCACCAGGCGCGAATGCGCTAACGTCCCTCGAGCGCAGCCAACCAGCCACGGCAGCGCGTCCGCCCGCCTTGAACCAGTCCCAAATCGCAGCGCCCTCGGCCTTCGATAAGGGCCTCGCGTCCGACCACAACACGAACCAGCGGCGATCGTCCGACGGGAGCGTGATCGCCATGCGCTCATTCGAGAATGCGACCACGCTCAACCGGTTCAGCGCATCAAACGGATGCAGGCCCTTGCGGTTGACCGGTATCAGTTCCGGCGGCGCGGCCAGCAACGGCTTCAGGCGGTTCTCAAGCGCACGACGATCCGATGCGTCAGCCTGACGCAATTCATTGATGACCAGCACCTCAGCCATCAACGAATAGCCCCATTGGGAATTCAGTTCTTCATTCTTGATCAGCGCGATATTCTCGCGCGAGGGCCCGCCGACTGCCCATAGGAACGGCTCGAAAGTCGTATCCTTGCCAATGCCAGGTGCGCCACCCAGCAGCACGCCGTGATTGATCTTCTGTTGCGGGTTTTGGACCTTGTAGGCCATCCAATCGAATAGGTGCTCACGCTCGGCAGCGTCCGGTAGCAACCGCTCGACCAGATCCAACCACGGGCGCACATCGGCCTCGCCCTCGACCGTCGGCCTCGCGTCACGCCACAAGTTCGCGTAGACGTCCCCAGCGCGCGCGACCAGCACTGACTCGCCCGCAGCGTAGGTTACGCCTTGCAGGACTCGCGCGCCCATCGCCTGACGGTTTTCGTCAAAACTAATCGACGCCTCGACGCGGCGCTTCTTACCGTTTGACCCAGCGTGAACCGACCAGCAGGTGATATGCCGATAAATCGCGTTGAAATTACTGCGCGAATATTGTTTACGCTCGACCAGATCAAAGTAACCGTCATCGGCGTGCAGGTACGCGAACCGCTCAAACCAACCCTCGCGCTCGACCCGCCCCGCTTCGCGGCGCTCGACCTCGGCCACCACTGCCGCCGCAGCGTCGGGGTATTCCTCGGTCGGTGTCAACTTAGCCATGACCTCGGCCATGCGCTGCGTCAGCAGCTCGTCGCGCAGGCCCGGCGTATGCTTTGGCCCGCCCTGCTCGGCAACCCACGCGAGGAAGCGCGCGCTGTCCCAATCGCCACAATGGCCGTGATAACAGCAATAGGCGCGCGTTAAGCCCAAATAACGGCCCTCGGGGTTGCCGTCGCTGTGTTCGGCATTATTCGGGCAAACGACCCCGGCCCAGCCCTCCGGGTTCGGGCGCGACAGCACGAGCCCCTGCGCCGACAACCACGCCAGCACGTCGTCAGAGCCGTCATCGGCCAGTCGAACCGGGCGCAGACCGTTGGCGTCATCCGGGCCGGGCTCGACGCCCAGCGCGGCGCAGAGGTCGGGCAGCGCATAAACGCGCTCGGGGTGGAACTCGACTAGACGGGCCTTGAAACCACCCTTGTCGGGTTTCAAGTTGACGCTACCCGGCAAGCGGAAGTTGCGGACAGGATTGATCGCGCCAGGGTCACTGTAGCCTGCTTCGGCGATCGCGCGGATGGCGGCGCTGTAAGCCGCCTTGGTGGGCTGATCCTCGGGGTCGAACGCGTAGCCCCACTGGAAGCTGCCCGCGCTTGTCTCCATGATCCAAGTCGGCGGCACGGGTGAGGTCTTCGGTGCCTTGCTGGGCTCGCCCACGTCATCCAGCACCATCACCAGCACATAGTCGACATTAGCAGCGCTTGCGGACGGGCGCCCCTGCTCGAACCGATCAATGACAAACGACCCGGTGTTGCCGTACCAAGCGCCCTCACGCACCCGCGACAGGTCCGGCAGCGACGCCGGCCATGACGCCTTCAACGCGCCGTCGGCGTGGTACTGCAATTCGCCGTTCGCGTCCCTGCGTGGCTTCTGGCGCACAAACAACGCTGTCTCGCCCTCGGGCGCCAGATTGATGATAAACTGCTCGAAATTCATACCTTCTCCCGTAGTTCAGCGCCCGCCTGCCAGCGGGCGTTTTTATTTGCCATATCTGGCCATGATCTTGGCCTCAACGGCGAGCGGCAACCCCACCGCCCAATCGGGTGGGGTCACCATGATACGCTCAAGCTCGGCCCGCACCCGTTCAGGTTCAGCCGTCTCGATAACGATCTCATCATGCACATGCGCCACCACGCCCTCGCATTGACGCAGTGCGGCGCGTAGGATGTCATGCGCCGTAGCTTGGCAACAATTTTCACAGCTGAGCCCGCCCCACAAGCGCGCACGCGGCCACTCGGTCGCGTCAGCCGCAGGTTTCCATGACGCCTTGGCGTAGGTCAAGTGCTCGCCCTCGAACTTGGCGAACGGGTAGCAGAGCACACGCCCGCTGGGCAGCATGTACCAAAGGTGCTGTTTGTCGTAGACATACGTTATACGGCCCGCCGTGAACTCATGGCCCGGATGGCGCATCGCGGACATGTACGCGCGCTCAAGGTCTTGCCAAAACGCCACCGCCCACGGGTTCGACCGCCGCCAGGCGTCAACGATCCGCCGCGCCTGCGGCTCATCGAACCGCACGCCGTAGACGCGGCCCATCGCGCTGAACGCGCCGATCGACCCGCCGAACCCGAGCGCTAACTCCTGCACCTTACCGACCTGGCGCTGATCGTCGGTGACGTCCAAATATTGGACACCATAGGTCGCAGCGGCGTTGACCTTGTACGGGTCGAGGCGCTCGCGGAAGATGTCGAGCTTTTTCTCGCCCGCTGGGCTATTCGCCAGCCACGGGTTGACGCGGCCCTCGATAGCCGACCAGTCGGCCACAACAAACTGCTTACCCGGCGCGGGGACCAACGCCGGGCGCAGCATCGACTTCAGGACGTCGGTGACTCGCGGTCCGAAGGCCGGAACGACGCTGTGGCCTCGAACGAGGGCGTGTCTAAGATCAGCGGGTTTCTTGGCGGCCTTTCGCGGCATATTGTGCAACTGAGCCCCGAACGAGCTAGCTCGACCTGTCGCTGCGCCTCCAGCAAAAACAAACGCACCTCGGATTCTCTGATCTTCTGCGTCAGCCAACGATGCGAGGCGGCTAAACTTCGCAGTCGCTGACGCCCATAAATCGTCGGCGCACTGGATAACTTCGGAGACGACGCTCGGTACTTCATCGGGATTCTCCATCGCGAGCAGGTTTGCCCGCACTGTTTTGTCGATGCTGTCCTTCGGCTCGCCGCCTTTGAATGACTTAGCGAGCTTCCGGGCCTCCGGTCCAAGCCGGTCCAGCACCCACTGGCGCATCTTAGGTGAGCGCACTGACGTGACCATGCCCTCGGTCAACTCGACAACACGCGCCTCGATCTCGACCCGCTCAGCCTCGCTGTAGCGCATAGCGGCAAGGCACAGGTCAACGTCCACCTTGACGCCTCGGTCGTTGATGCGCTCGTTCACGTGGTAGTCGGCCAGTTCCTCGGGCGACAGCTCGCGCAGGCTCTTACTGATCGCGCGCATGGCGCGGACGTCCTGTTTGCAATACTCGAAGAGCGCGGCCAAGTCGTCGGCGGTGTGCTTGAACGGTGGCAGGCAGCATTTGCGCACGAGCGCAGCGCCCTTGTGGTCTTTCTTCATGCTGGCGCCCGCGAACCGCCCGACGTCCTCAAGGCTACCAGGCGCACAGTTCGACCGCGCTTGTGCTGCGGTGCAGTAGAACTGCTCCAGCGCAGGCTCAGGTAGGTCAAGGTCGGGGCAGAGGACGTACCAAAAGATGAGCCGCTCGAACGCCGCATTATGTGCGCGGATCTGATGCGTCAGGATCTCACGCGGGAACGGCTGATCGGGCGTCCACAGTTCGACTTCGCCATCATCTATCGCATACGCCATGCAGAGCACCTGCGTCGACGGGTGCCGAGCGTAGTTGTACGGGCCGCGCGCGGGCAGGTCGCACTCGCTACGCGTTTCAAAGTCAAGGTAGACCATACTTCACCTTAGTGTAGTGGATGCCCGTCTTTCCGGGCTGTCAGCTTGCCCCCGCCCGAGGAGACACTGCACGAGGGCGTGACAAGCTGCCGGTGTTTCACGCCACCGCCGGCTGGGCGTCACTATCAGGCCGCGCGCCGGCGACGACGTGGGCCTTCAGCGTTCTCAGCGGCAGGGGTATCCGCCTTTTCTTCACCATCCATCGACACCCATTCAATAATCTCGAAGACGGGCGTGTAAATGCGACCATAGCTGCGGTGCTGGTAATGATCTTTCTTCAAGATCACAATAGGTACCGGCTTGTCAGCATCCTTCTCCACCTGCGCCGCGATGGCTACGGCCAACTGCTGCACGGCGCGCTTACCGCCCACTGACGTGGTGGTGTAGCGGCACTCAAGGCCCGCGTCTTCACCAGTCAGGCACTTCAGCATCAGTCCCACCTGCTGCTCCCAGCCCTTCTTCGCGCTTGGGGGCGCGGCGTCAAGCTCTGGCAACGGTTGGGTCACCGACGACATCTTCTCGGCCAGCACCTCACCGTCGCCCCACGCAATAAATCCATGGACGAACGAGAAAGGATTGACCGCCCAACGGGCGTCGTCTTCAGCTTCGGTTTGATCGGCGCCGTAGACCCAATGGCCGGTTTTGTCCATCTTGATGATGGCAGACGACATGGGCGCTACGGTTTCCAGCGTGCGAAGGCTGGTGGCGAGCGTTTGAACAGAGGGAAGACCTGCTTGAGCGAACTTTACGAGATTGGACATGACTTTTCCTTAGACAAGTTTAGAGAGGGCCGCAGTCAACTGCTGCCCGATTAGCACCTTCGCAGGCCGGGGATCGCTCTCCGGTGCGATGGTGTCGCCAGAACTGACAGAAACCGTCAGACCCTCGGGCAGCTTGAGCTTGTGCGCCTTCAGCACCTTCTCAACCTGCGCGGGAGACTTCAGGTCCATCAGTTCAGACTCCGCGACGCCAAGGGCGACAATCGCCTCCTTGGCCTCTTGTTCTTTAGCCCATGAGCGCTGCGCGCGCTTCGGTACAAGTTTATACCCTGGCACCTGGCCACCTTTCTCAAGCACCGCGAGCGCCGCTTTACGCGCGGCGTCGATGACCGCCTCGACCCGCTCAGCGTCTTGCAGGATAGCAGCAATCGCCTGTATTGGCAGCGCGTCGAGCTCCGCCTTGACCAGACGGTCGCGCGCGCCGTTCATCGCTGGGCAGATGATCTTCGCCGGGCACCACTTGCAATGCTCGCCCGCGTGGGGTGCGGTGTCCCGCTCAGCAGCGGCAAGAGCCATGCGCAGCTCATGCTCGAACTCACGCAGGCGCGCCTTGTCGGTCACCCAGCGCCGCACGACCGGCGGCTGCACGATGATGAGCTCAACAAACGTCCGGTCACGGAAGGCCCAATGATCGCACGACAGCGCGGCAGCGGCGTAAAAGAGCAACTGATAGTTCTCTGCTGCTGTCACCTGGTGCCCGTCGCCGGTCTTCCAGTCGAGCACGTACGCGGTATCTTTGTCGAGCACGCCAATCATGTCGACAGTGCCGAACACGTCGGGATTCCACAGGTAGTGGACGCGCTTCTCAAGATCGAAGAGCGCCTCGGCGTGCGGGTCGACCTCGTTGTCGAACAGATCCAGCGCGGCCAGCACCTTCTCGTCGTCGATGTTGCGCGAGTCGATCTTCTCTTCCAACACCGCTTGCAGCAGCTCATGCCGGCGTGTGCCTTCGCGCATGTCATCGTTTTCTTCTTGCGCGGGCATCTGCTGCGAGAGCTTGACGCTGGCCGGACATTTGATGACGCGCTCGGCGGACGACCCACCTACGATTTTAGAATGGCTCATGGCTGCCCCACGCTAACACGACCACCAACGCCGCGTGGCCACAAAAAGTCCACGCTCTCAACAGCGCCCAACGCGAGCAGGTCTGCTGCCGTGTACAGCGTCATGTTGTGACGCGGGTAGCCGGGGCCGACGAAGATTTCTTTATTGCGGTAGTGCGGCACGTAAGTAATCCCGCGCAACACGTACACCGTTTGCTCGTGCGTCTGCACTTGTTTGTTCTGGTCCATCGCGCTCACTTCAATCTCCTGTAGTTGACTAACGGAAACCGCATGGTATACCATCGCTTTGAAGTTTGCAACGGCATAAACTTTAGAGCATGCGGGAGATCAAAAATTTTAGAGCGCGACATAGAGAGGTACCTGGTGCGCCGGGTGAAGGAAATCGGCGGCATCGCGTACAAGTTCACATCCCCTGCACATCGAGGCGTGGCCGACCGGCTGGTCGTGCTGCCAGGCGGCGTGGTGTGGTTTGTGGAAGTGAAGAAGGTGGGTGGCCGCATGTCCACGCTGCAAGAGCTTTTTAAGCGCGACATGCTGAAGCTCGGCCAGAACTATATGACGCTGTGGGACATGGACGATGTGGACACGTTTATCAAGGGGGTGAAATGAGCCTTGACGCAATGAAACAAGCCTTGGAGGCGTTAGAGCGAGGCGAAACTAAATTGCGCTATGAAGCGATCACCGCTCTCCGCGCTGCAATCGAGCAGGCGCAGGCGCAGGAGCCGGTGGCGTGGGTATACCCCGAGGGGCTGGAGGCATTGAAAAGCGGCAGACCGTGGACTGCATACGGCAGTAGTGGGGAAGGACGAATTCCTTTGTATCTCAATGACGCAGTAGCTCCAAGGGTAGAGCCCCGTTTCGGCGGGAGTGGTGCAGGGTTCGAGTCCCTGCCTGCGTCACCCACCCAACAGGAGAAGAACACATGACTGACTACACCGATTACGAAACGCAGCACCGCATTTTGAGAGAGTACCTGCAAGTGATGGTCGCCCGTGGCGACTGGCATGGCGTGGCGGATGCAGCAATGGACCTGCGTGAACTTGAGGCTGAGAATGAACCTTCGACCGTATCAAGACGAAGCCGCTGACTTCCTGTACGCGAACGACCGCGCGATGGTGCTTGCGCCAGTCGGCGCAGGTAAGACCGCGATCACGCTGACCGCCATGCAGGCCATGCTGACCGACTGCTACGCCTCGCGCTTCCTGGTGCTCGCGCCGCTGCGGGTCGCGCAGTCGGTCTGGCCGGCGGAAGCGGCGAAGTGGGCACCTAAGCTCAAGGTCGCGGTCGCTGTCGGCTCACCTGCGCGGCGCTTGGCGGCGCTGCACGGCACTGCGCGTGTGGTGGTCACTAACTACGACAACCTGCAGTGGCTCGCAGATCAAGAGCTAGACTTCGACGCCGTGGTGTTCGATGAACTGACGCGGCTCAAGAACCCCAGCGGTAAACGGTTCAAGGCGCTCTCGACCGTCATCGAGCCCATGCAAATCCGGTGGGGGCTGACAGGCAGCTTCACGTCTAACGGTCTGGAAGATGTGTTCGGTCAGTGCAAGATCGTTGACCAGCGCATGCTGGGCCGCAGCAAAGGCGCGTTTCTGCAGCAATACTTCCACTGCGTCAACCGCGACTTTGGTGATTACGTCGCGCTGCCTAACGCGCTGGAAGCGGTCATGCAGCGCATCAAACCGTGGACGTATGTACTGGAGCCTGGCGAGTACCGCGACCGCCTGCCGCCGCTCCACACGGTGCCGATCGAGCTGACCATGCCGATGGACGCCTACCGCGAGATGAAGCGCGAGATGGCACTGATCTACCCCAACGCCGAGGTCATCGCCGCCAACGCCGCAGCGGTCACGAGCAAGTTGCAGCAGCTCGCTGCTGGGTTTGTCTACGACACCGAGCGACAAACGATCTGGACGTCATCGCACAAGCTGGACGCCATCGAAGATTTGCACGACGAGAACCAACGCGCGCCGATGCTGGTCTGGTATCAGTACAAGGCCGAGCTGGCCGCGCTCAAGGCGCGCTTCCCACGCTTGCAGACGCTCGACAACGACGACAGCATCCTGCGCTGGAACGCCGGCCAGATCGAGCTGCTGGCGGTCCACCCGGCCTCTGCGGGGCATGGGCTCAACCTGCAAGGCCAATCGCGCATGGTGTGGATGTCGCTGCCGTGGTCGCTTGAGCTTTACGAGCAGGCGGTAGGGCGGCTGCACCGTGGCGGCCAGGCGCATGAGGTCTGGAACTATGTATTGCAGACCAAGGGCACGATTGACGAGACGATTTTGAAAGCGCTGCAAGACAAGCGTGAGCTTGCGGCGCTGGCACTGGAGGCGCTGAAATGAACCGAATGAACGAACGACTCAAGGCCGCTCGAGCAGAGGCGCGCATACGGCAGCGGGAGTTTAACGCCGCCCAGCGCGCGCTCAACCGGGTGCTCGCAGACATTGCAAAACTGGAGAAGCGAATTGAGCTTAACTCAAAACCTCGTACGTGAACTGTTTGAGTACCAAAATGGCGCGTTGCATTGGCGCGTAAGCCCGGCAAAGACTGTTTGCTCTGGCGATGCTGCCGGTTTTATGCAAGGCAATGGGTACCGAGGCGTAGTCATAAACCGCAAAATATACCCGCTGCACCGCGTAATATTTTTGCACCACCACGGGTATTTACCCGAGATAGTAGACCACGCAGACGGCAATATTTTGAACAACACGATAGAAAATTTGCGCGCCGCCACAATAGCTACTAACGGTGCTAACCGAAAAGTAGGCCGGAACAATTCATCGGGCGTAAAAAATGTCACTTGGGACAAACTTTCTGGGAAGTGGCACGTTAGGCTGCAAAAGAATAAGCGTAGCTATTATTTTGGTGCGTACTGTGCATTAAAAGACGCCGCCGATGTAGCTATGCAAGCACGAAACATGATGTACGGCGAATTTGCGAGGCACTTATGAATCTTAGTTGGCGGGACTTGCAGAGGAAACTTAATCAACTAACGGAGAGCGAACTATGGAACCTGATCGAAGCGGAACTGAACGGACAACGGCGCGTGTCGCTGATCGAGCGCATGCACATGCGGGCAGCAGCGTTACGCACTACGCGGGAGAGGCTGGAGCTTCTGAAGCGAGCGACGCGCTCTACGCCGTAGGCGTGGCGACTGACGTCCAAAAGACGTGGCGACGGTACGGCTGGGTGCCGCCGTCAGAGCTGCCGGAGTACCATGAGAAGTGGGCGCGCGCCCAACAACCAACACGCATATCGGAGGTGGGACGTGGTTGATTACAGCGAAGGTTACCTGAACCTGAAGCGCATGGTGGACGAGATTTGGCACGCCATTCTCGATAACGACATGACTCGCGCACGAGACATCTGCGCCGCAGCGGCTGTCGAAGCACGGCTTCTACGTCATCAGATCGGCTTGCAAGGCGAGAACAGGCATGACAACCAAGGATAAGGTCTGGCGGTATATCAACGGCCACAAACGCGCCGTGACCGCGCAACAGCTTGCAGACTACTTCATACAGTCAAAGTCAACGATCATCAAGGTGCTCAATGAACTCAAGAACCAAGGCAAGCTCGAAGTCATCATGGCTACAGAGCCCGGTAACGGACGCCGCCCCTACGCCTGGCGGCTCAAACGATCTGGGGGCGTGGCCGTTCCCGAACTGGACGACGCACCGCCCCCAGCACCAGCTACACGACGCACCACCTATGACCGACCGATGCTCAACTCCTACCCGCACATACGCGGATATGACGACTGAACTGGGGAACGCAAAATGGTAGACATGGTGAACCAGCCACCGCACTACACGCGAGGCGGCGTTGAGTGCATTGACGCGCTAGCGTCAGCAACCGCTGGGCTGGAAGGGCTTGACGCCGTCTGCACGGCCAACGCTATCAAGTACCTGTGGCGCTGGAAGTACAAGAACGGCGTCGAGGATTTGCGCAAAGCGCAGTGGTATATCGCTAAGCTGATTGAGACATCTGTAACGCCAGAGCCCGACCTTCTTCGACGCGCCTCGCCCAACCGCGACCAAACGTGGACCACGTGGGAAGTGTCTGTAGATAAACCAGACGACGGTCTTGGAAGCTGTTGATGATGTCTTTTGCCGGCATGGCTGCGATCGCCCGCAACGTCAGCGGGCCGATCGCGCCGTCCGGTGTCGTGCCGATCGTCTCTTGTAAGAGCTTGGCCGCGCGGCCTGGGCCGCTGTTGATCGCGGTATCAAAAACAACGTAGTCCACGCCCGCAGGCAGTTCGTCGCCTTTGACCTTGTCCCAATACTTTTCTTTGTACAGCGGCGAGACGTCAGCAGGCGACAGCGCCCGCATCTCGGCCTCGGTCACAGGCCGACCGCACCACTTCTCCCACGTCGCCTTGGTGCAGCCAAGGTTAGTCATGCCGCCGGGGTCATCTTTATGGTTACTCCAACCACCCTCGTGATGCAGCACCGCTGCTAACGCCGCGCCCCAGTTCTCTTTCATTTCTTGCTCTCGATGGTGTCTTGTTTAGCCTTGGACCCGGCGCTCGAGCCAAAGAAGAAGTTCAGGATCGTTGCAACCACGGTCGCAAGAATGAACCCCAGCACCGTATCGGCAAAGCGCACGTTGTCAGTTGGAATCTTAATGAGTGTAATCAGGAAGATGTAGCCCGCAGCGACGATCGACCAGAAGGTCGCCAGCACATAGACGAACGATTTGCTGATGTTGTTGCCGTTAATCAGCGCGGCGATCTGCATCGCGCGGGCGTCAGCGGTGTTCTTGTTCGCCTGCTCGACCATGAACTCTTCATGTTGCATCGCCCGCTCGCGCAGACGTGTGATGTCCTCGGCGCTCATGTCGGGCTTCAGCTCTACGCCAGTTTTCTCTTGGACGTAGTCGAGCCCCTTGTCCACGACCGCTTGCGCGACTTTGGGCAGGTTGTTCTGGATGAGGGTAGATACGATACCGGCAACGATGGGCAGCATTATCGGCTTATCTCCGCTAAGAAAACCATGAGCGCGCCTACTAGGATCATTACGATAGTTATCAGGTAGTTCATTCCGGCCACCGATCCACCATGAACTTGATGATGTGGAAGAGGATCAACCCACCCGTAGCAACCACAACTGCTATGAAGATGGCGTCAGAACTGTTCTTGATGAACTTCTTACGCCGGCGCATTTGATCGTAAATCATTTTCTCACGCTGCTCTTTGATGCGCCGCCGCATTTGTATGAACTCAAGGTAGCCCTCGCGGCCAAGGTGCTGTAGCGCCCCGTAGTGGAACCAGTCGTACAGCGACTTTTCCATCTCTTTAATCTTGACCTGGGCGGCGTAGGCGTCAAACGCCTCCGCTGTGGCGGATTTGGTGAAGACTAGCTTTTTGAAGAGTGGCGGTTTCTTGTTCGCCTCGATGTTCATCCACTCTTGCAGATCAGAGACGGCAGACGCCCACTTGCCGAGCTGACCAAAGACATCTTCGGCCTCTCGCCCTAGCTCCACCGCCTTCTTCAGTCCGTTGAAGACGGCAGTCGCAGTCGCCAACAGACTGATTGGGTCTAGCATCAATGAACCTTCAGTACAAGCCCCAGTAACAACAGGATAATCGCGCCGGCCGCGCCGATCAAGATGTGTTCAATCCGCTTAATGCGTAGGATTGTCTCAGTCCAGCGCTCTGCGCAGACGGCCTCGTGCGTGTTCAAGCGAGCCTCCAGGTCATTAGTGGTTGCCATCCATTACCTCGCAAGGGCATTATCAACCGGCACCATTTGGCCAGCTTGTTGCGTAAGCAACGCATTGCGCGCCGCTATATCACTTACCAATCGTTCTGCCAATGGGTCGTATCGCGGTTGCGCCGCTCGCTGAGCCATTCCCGACATCAAATAGCGGCGCATCCCGCTTGAAATCATTGAGGGGGCTACCGCGCCAGCTTGCGCGCCAATCGCTGCACCCGCCGCGCCGCCTGATAGAGCCCCCAACGCCGCTCCAACTGCGCCAGTTGTGCCCAACATAGCGCCCGAACTGGGCGTGCCAAACTGTTGCGGCATTTGCGTGACGCGCGGGAACACGTTTGCAAATTCACCGATTGTCTTTAGGTCGCCGGATAGATACCGACCTGCTTGCACTTGGCGTGCTATCTGCTGGGCGTTTACGTTGCCAGAGCCTTCGCGCACTGCATCTTCAATCGTGTGGCTGATAGCCATGCGTTGCCGGGCGGCGCGGAAGTTATCAAGCATCTGCGCAGCGTTTGGCGCGCCGCTTGCCGTGATACCTCGCTCGATTTGATTTTCCAACGCATCCGCAATCGCACGTTGCGCGTGCCCGATCTCCGGCTCATTTTTCTTAAAGCTGGCGGAGGCAGAGTTTCGCAGGCGCTGAACCGCTTGGACGGCGTCACCGGCGTCAAAATTTTGCACTAAGTGCGCATTGACAAGTTTGGATACTGTATCGGGAACGGCGGCCGGAAATGACCCTGCTGCACCTTGAAACTTTTGCTCTATGTTGACTAAGTCGTTAACGTAGTTGTTGTCTACGCCGATATTGCCAACTTGCTTGATGGGCGCGTACCCTTTAGCAAACTCATCCGTCCGAATTTTTTGCAGCGCCTCTGACGTAATTGGCGCGTCTTCTGGCATGCCCACCGCACGGCGTGCTAGCTTGTTGGTCGTTTCTTGGTTCTTAGCCGACATCATCTGTTCAAGCATCGTTTTGCCAGCAATTCGTTCGGCCAATACAAAACGACCAGACACAGGATCAACGCTACCAGGTGGCACAACATAACCTTCTGCTTGCCCCGCCGCAAGCGCCGTATCACGCGGTAGATTTTGCTGTTGTTTTGTCGTAAGCGAGCTTGGAAATACTTGCCGCACCCCACCAAGCGCCGCTTGCGCCGGGACAGTGACCGCTGACAGTGGATTAGTAGCCGTCGCGGCGGCAGTCAACGCGTTTGCAATTTGAGACGCTTGCGCGCCTACGTTTGCGCCTGTCGCAGCTAAAGCATTCGCCACAGCGGGCGCTTGCATGCGTTGAGCCACGCCCGCACCTGCGCCTAGTGCTCGTTGGCCAATACCCGCTCCGGTCCGTGCAACCCCTGCGCCGCCGGTCAGTAGCGTAGATAGATCAGCAGCGGCTCCTACAGGGTCTTCCGCTAGCGTGCGCTTCAAGTTTTCATACGACCCGTATCGGTCTTTGTACATGCCGCCCACAGCGTTTGCCATGTCCATAGCTTGCTGAGTAGCGGCAGGATTAATATCAAACCGATCTATAAACGCGCGGACTGACTCAGGCACGGCAGCTCGAAGCGCGCCGGCGCCGACGTCTATGACTGCTTTTGCAGTTTGAACAGGCTGCGTAACTGCTTCATACAATCCAGTCGCAAACTGTTTTGCACTAGCTGGCAAATTTTTAGCTGCAGCCAACGGTACTTCGGTCGCGGCGTAAGTACGTCGCTCTGCTGGCATTGCTTCCGCTGCAGGAGCCGCCTCCGACGTTGCTGCAGGAGCCGCCATCAAAGACGGTAGCTGCGCTTCAATTAGTTTTTGCGCTTGTTCGGGCGTTGTGCCTTCTGGCACTTCAAACCGAGCAATGCGGCCATCAGGCAACTCAAACCGTGCGACTGGCATAGCGGCATTCCTTACGGCGGTTATTCTTCAAACCCGAGAAATTTAACCCCGCCTGCAGCAGGCGCAGGTGATTGAGGCGCTCCGCCTGCAGCAGCCCCACGCACGCGCGGCGTAGTGCTGCGCGGTGGTGCGGGAAGCGGAGGCAAATCCACCGGTGCAAATGTCGGCTCTTCTACCTTGAACCATTCGGCAGCTTTACCTGCTTTTTCTACTGACTTGTTGTGTGCTTGAATGACGTTCCTAGACGCGCGCTCGTTGATGTCAAGAATGCGTCGAATAGCTTTTTCATCCAACGTAATTTTGCCGCCAGCCATTTTTTCAGCGTACTCGCGGTCAGCGTTTGACAGACCCGTGCCCGCACCAAACTGTTTAATAAGTTGTCCCACACTAGCACCCATGTTGGCAGTGAAGGCTTGTGAGTTGGCGGAAGCGTCGGCGAATCCAGAGTCAATTCCAATAGTTTTAAGAGCTTGATTAAGGTTGACCAAAAACTCTGCGCCGGTGCCGGTCAACACGCCTTCTTTTAGCAGTTGACGGCCAGTGTTAATCGTATCCAGATTACTAGCAGCAGATAGCGCCCCTTCACGGCCTTTAGAAATTGTCTCTGCTTGTTTGTCGCCCAACGCTGTCACTAGCGCGGATTCTTGGCGTTGATCAATGTTAATTTGCTGGCGTTTGACTGCTTGAGACGCGGTGTAAGCGGCTTTTTCTTCGGGAGTAGCATTCTGAAACCATTTTGCTTCGCGGATGCTTGCAGGAATTAGATCTTCTCTTTCTTTTGCGGTCATGCCACCTTGCATGCCGCCAAGACGTGCCTCTTCAATCCGCGCGCCTGCCACCGTCTTGCGGGCTTCAGCGCCGGTCTTAAGCGCTTTTGCTCGTTCATCTTCAAGTTTGGCAACGTACAAAGGCATTCCAGGCGTAGCGTCGATGAACCGACGCACGGCATTAAGCCGTTCTTCAGGCGACATCAGCATCATTTGTGATGCGGTCTGTTCAAGCCCTTCACCTAAATTGTTTTCTTTGAGATATTGCCAAGTGCGCGAAAACGTATCCAGTGATGGGTCAGTACGAATGTTGTGCAACGCTTGAGCAAACTTACCCATGCGGTCTTCGCGCGCCGCTTGCTCTTTTTGTAGCGCCTGTTGCTGCTCTTCGTATATCTTTGCGCCGCCCGGAAACCTTGCCAGTTGTTGCAAAGTGAGCGGTTGGCCGGTGGATAACAGTTGCGCCAACTGATTCTCTCTCGCTGCTTCGCGCTCGATCTTTGCCGTCTGCGCTTGTCGCAGCGCATTGGCTTCCTGCAGCGCCTGCAATTGGCTAACCTGCGCCATCATGTTCAGCGGCGAGGCAATCTCCGGCTGCCGGAACCCCATCGCAATTTGCGGAATCGTAGCCATGATGTCTCCTTACAGCATGCCTTGACCGTACTGACTGGCGTAGTCATACGACATCGGCGCATATACCGGGCGCGGGCGTTGCAGGGCGTTGAGCATCTGCTGCTGCATGTACAAGTTGCCCGTTTGACCGATGCCACCCGCCAGCGCGTTTGCCATGCCCATCGTTCCTGCCGCTTGCGCTGCACCAATCTGACCGGCTGCGCCTGCTTGCGCCGCGCCCAGCCCTGCCATCTGGCCTGCGATGTTAGACGTAAGCCCTTGGCCGGTAGCGGCAGCCTGCATAAGCGGCAACAGGCGCGCACTACGCTCGCCTGCAAACTGACCATACTCTTGAGCGCCGAGTCCAGCTCGCGCCGCACGTTCAGCTTGAAAACGATTGAAAGCGTTTGAGTATTCTTGCAACGCAAAATTTTGCCCGTACCGCTGCAAATTTTTGCCGGTTGTGCCCGATAGCAGATTGCCCCGCGCCGCAGCACTTTGCTCCAACGCTTTTATGCCCTCTGCGAACCGGAACGCATAGCCAGGATCGGCTTGGAACTCAAACCGCTGAGACGCCAATTCAGCAGGCGATAGCCCGGCGGACGCTTGATATGGTTGAAAGCCGCGCAATTGCTGCATGAGCATGTTTTGCGCTTCAAGCCCTGACTGCCGGTATGGCTCCTGCAGCTCAAGCTGACGGTTAAACATGCGCTCTTGCGCTTCTAGGCCCTCACGGGTGGCGGCGGCCTGCGTGCTGGCCGCGTCACGGGAGGCTTCTGCGCCAAGCAGGCCACTGAGAAGAGATCCGCCAGCAATTGCGGCTATTGGTTCAGGCATTTGGAAACTCCTGGCGGTAATCCGCAAAGTTCTCGCCGTACAGCGACAGGACGTCGCGGGCGGCGGCTAGGGCCGTTTCGGCACCGTGGCAAAGTCTGACAACTTCAAGCATGATGTCGTAGTAGCCCGCGCGCCAGACAAACGAACGCTCATCGGCCTTACCGGCGCGTTCGGCGGCGTCTGACGCCTTCCATCGCAACACAGCGCTTGATAGCATGGTAGAAAGCGCTTCCGCATTGGCAAGATAGAAAGGATTAGCTGGCAATCGTACCAGAAGGCGGTAGATTCCAACATCTAGTTGCGCACGATCTATTGGCTTGTCTTGATCGACAACGTCGTCCAGCAACTGAAACGCCTCCCACACGTCCAACAGCCAATGCGCCGCCGGTGCTGGAAGCTCTAGCCGTTTGATGTGCTCGGCGATTGTCATAGCTTTTGCTGCAGCGCCTTCAAAACAAACATCGACTTGCGCTGTTCTAACCGTTCGGTCACTAACGTGCGCTCTAGTTTTTCTTTGAATTGCAGGTCCGACACAAGCTGAATCAGATCAAACGGCAGCACCTCAAACAGATCAACCGGCGGCGTGTTGCGGTACTGCGCTAAATCCGCAGGCCAAAACTTTGGCAGCATACCGATCATGGACGTGTAGTTGTCGATGTTGACTTGATAGTGCGCAATGTCAGCCTCACGCTGCTTGATTGCTTGCTGAAGTTCGTCTGCGGTCATGGCGCTTTCCAAGCTACGCCATAAGCGTTGCCGGTCGGTAACGTCGAAGGATTAGCGTACTTGGTCCCAAATCCAGCGTTCCAAGGATAGACCGTCAAAAAAGGTGTGACTTCATGCGCCACTGCAATGTCAGCTTCAGACGGCGAAAACGCTACATCCCAAGCAATCCCTGTTGGCAACGTAGCGGGGTTAGCGTACCGCGTGCCAAATCCGCTTGCGCTCCACGGATAGGCAACGACATAGGGAGACCCGCCGCTAGACGCCGCAATCGTACTACCCGAGGGCGAAAACGTTATGCTGGTCGCGCCTGATGGCGGGCTAGCTGGGTCTGCGTATTTTGACCCAAACCCACTGCTCCATGCATACACGTGAACGCCGACGCCGCCGCTACTTGCGACGGCAATATCATTGCCAGACGGCGAAAACGTTACGCCGAAACCTGTGCTGCCGGGCAACACCGCCGGATTAGCGTATTTTGTCCCAAAGCCGCCTGCGCTCCACGGGTACGCCGTGACAAATGGAGATGTTTGGTGTGAAACTGCGATTGCGTTGCCGGTCGGTGAAAAGGCGACGCCGTACCCTATGCCAGTTGGTAACGTTGCTGGGTTAGCGTACTTAGTGCCAAAACCATTATTCCACGGATAAACTGATATGTAGGGCGAGCCAGCATCGGCAGTCGCTATGTACGCGCCGTCCGCAGAAAATGTCACTGTACTTACTAGGCCAATTGGTAACGACGCCGGGTTCGCGTATTTGGTTCCAAATCCAGGCAGCCACGGGTATGTAGAAATATATGGGCTGGTGTCATGTCCCACCGCTATGGCCGCGCCGTCGGGCGAAAACGCGGCGCTATAGCTAATAGCGGGCGGCAACGTCGCCGGGTCTGCGTATTTAGCGCCGAACCCGTTGCTCCACGCATAGGCGGATATAAACGGCGTTATGTTATGCGCTACGGCGATGTCGCAGCCTTTTAACGCACCATCAATGGGGCGTGCGGCAAACGTCATGCGAACCCCTTCTGCAGCCCGACATACCAAAATCCGGTTGCCGCACGGTAAGTACCGACCAGCAAATCAACTGAGTTAGCCGCAGTGCTAAGCGCCTTGGTTGCACCTGACGGCCACTTAAAGCTAGTCGGCCATGTCATCGTACGCCCGCCAGTGGCATCCTGCGTGATGAACCAGTTGATAGTCTGGCCGTCACCTGGATTGCTGATTGTTGGCGCTGTTGTGACATTGGCCGTAAACGTCGCGGTAAAAACATTCGACAACGCGCAATCTACTGTCATGGCAGTTGCGCTAAACGTCACAACTACTGGCGAGGTACGCGCGTTGCCGGCAACGCTTAGATCGCCGTACAACGCAACATCTACATCGTTTGACCCACCCGATTGACCAATCGTCATAACAGTCGGCGTAGACCGTAACACTGGGGTGCCGTTAACAGTCAACCCAAGCTGCCCGACAGCGGCCAAGTACATGCCCGTGTCGCTGTCAGTTGAAAACGTGTACGGCGGATTGGCCGCGCTGCCGCCTGACGCAAGAATTTGTGATGTGTTGATGGCGTTGCTGATGTTGTCAACAGTCCAGATTTCTACGTCTGCTGCCGTCTTCAACACAAACTTGTAGGTGGTGTTATCCAGCCAAACGTTTGCTTCGCCGCGCGCGTTAAGAATGATTGGATTGGTGTTTGGCGTACCGGCGCTAGAATCTGTGTACGTCGCAAGCGGCGTGGTGGTGCCGGCAGCGTACGTAAACAGTTTGCCGCCCACTAACGGGTTGCCGTTAGCGTCAAAAAACTGCAGTTTAGGGACAGATGATAGCGACGCGCTCATATTGATACCTCAGAAACGGTCAGAATAGCGGACGGGATGGCCGGGCAAAACGCTGAAACAGGTTCTGCAAGCAAGATGATTGTCGTTGTGTCCACCGCCCAAACCAATTCAAAGTAGCTGCCGCCCTGCATATCCACCATAAAATTCCATGCGGCAACTGTTTCATCATCGTTATCTTTAACGCGAAGACGGCTGGCTGAGTTTGGAACATCAACGCCGTTGATCCGCGCCCAAACATAGATTAGCCCAGCGCCACCAGATGTTTTATCGACTTGCAGTGAAAACTGAATGTTATATGTCGATGTATCTGGAACGACAATTCTTGATGTAGGCGTCCCTCGATTGATGCCAAACGCTGTAGCCGTTGTGTTAAAAGTTACCGGATAGCCGGTGTTGATCGCGGCGGCGGTTTGCGTCGTCGTATCGTAAAACGACCCGTGTCGCGGCTTGCGGTTTAGATACCGATACCATTCCCGAGACACTAGGTTTTGTGTGCCTTCTTCTATAAAAGGCACTCGTTGCGCGGGGATGCGAAATGGTTGCGGATTAGGCATTAGTACCGCTCGCCCGTAGTTCAGCGCCCATGATGGCGATCTTAACCGGGTCAGTACCGCTTAGCTCATACACGCGGTCGCGCAGCTTTAGCGTCATGCCAAGCCGCCGCCAGATAACGCGCTTGCCCGTCTCGCCAATCGCACCCATTGAACGCCAATGTTCGTTTGACCAGGTGTGCCCGCCATCGTCAGACCAGCGAAGCATGACCTGTGGATTACTACCTTGGCCTGTTACTAAACCTACGCCCGCCTCGCAATCTAGCTGCAAGTCGTGGTGAGTAGTGCGTTTAAGATTGTTTTCGCCTGTGGGCAACGCGCGCCAAGAGCGTAGCCACCGTTGAGGTTCGCTATCGTCGGTGTATGTGTCAAGGTCAAGCTCATAGAGTTTGCCGTTGATGTAGTCGCCGACGATGATCTTGCCGTTGAACGACACCATGCAGTTGGCGCGATGGCGTGTGTACGAAGCGTTCTCCCAAGCGGCTCGCTCATGCCAACGGCCTGTCGCAAGGTCATAGACCCAAGTTGCGCCAGCAGAAGGGAACGTCAAAACGTAAAACTGATGCCCGTCTTGTTGATACGCCATGCCGATGGCGTCCTCAATCGTGCTGTAACTTTGAATTGCAGTTTCGATCGCGTGCGTGCTGATGCGCGTGCCAATGTAGCCGTTTGACACGTAGACGATGCCCTGCCCTTCCGCATTTCGACCTAGCCAAAAAACACGGTTGGCAAGCTTTGTAGGCGTAAACCGCGCCGCACAGCCCAGTTCGTTGAACGCGCCTGCGATACGCTCAAGCGGAAAGTCGGGGCCGCCGGCGTTGTACCAAACTTCTGTGGTTGTCGTGCCAAACACCCAAATTTCACGGTTGCTGACCAGTACGGCCAAGATGTTATCTGGCGCGCCTTCAGCGCTGGCAAAATCCAGCGGGTCGACGGACGTGCCGTCAAGAAGCGCCGTTACCCATAGCTTTTGGCTGTTGGGTTCGCTAAACACAAAGTATCCGTCTATGAAGCCAACCGACGACGCGCCTGGGAAATCAGGGTCGGTAATTTGTGCAAACGCCGTGGTGCTGTTGTTGTAGATGTAAGAAGTACCCGCAGCATTGCTAAACGAAATGAACATCTGCGTGCCGTTGTCCGACATCGTCACTGGGTTAGTGCCGACGTTGGAGCTGACCGTACCGCGCAGCGTGGCCGCATAGTTAGCGTCCAATTCCCACAGTTTTGTTTGCGGGTAAGGCAGGGTAGCGGGTGCTTGCGCCGTCACCACATACAGTTTGTCTTTGTAGACATGCAGCCCTCGCACGGGCCCATCACTCAGCGGCGATGTGGGCGTGCCACTAACCGTTGGCGTGATGAGCTTGAGCCCTGGTGCTCGTTGTAAGTATGCGGGCTCTTTGCCTCCCTCGGCTACCAGCTCGGGAAATAGATTGACACAGCGATCGTTCGCCGCGTTGATGCTGCGAGCAACGTAGAAAGCGCCAAGAATAGGCGTTTTCATTAGTAGTTACCCGCAAAGATGTTGTACCGCTGGCGCGTGCCGACGATGCTGTATGGAATCGCCATGATGTCGTCAGGATTGTTGATGCGCTTCAGGTTACGCTTAGACGTCATCGCAATCCGCTGCACCTGGCGCGAGGGCTCAACGCCAAACTCAGGCGCGATCTCGCAAGCCAAGTTGTAGCGGAACGCTCGCAGATAGCCTGGTGGAAACGCCAAGACGGTCGTCAAATTGACTGGCTGCGTTAGTTCTTCCACTGACACAATGTGAAACTCCAGTACACGCGTTGGTACTGGATAGATGTACATATCTACGTTGGGGTAGGTCATGTTGACCCACATGACTTGCGGGTAGGTGCTTCGCACCGTCTTAAGCGCGATCCCGTTGTACTGCTGCTGATTGATGAGCTTTAGGCCGTACGAGACGCCGGTAGACGGGTCTTTGAAGTACGAAGAATCATCAATCAAAATAGGCCGATTGCCAACAAAATCACCTGTTGGTCCCAATGTGCGGCTAATTACGGTCGCCGGCCAGCTAAAAATTTGATCTTGCGTGGAAAACACTGATAAACGTTCAGTGTTCCAAGACTCGATCATTTCACCCATAGCAAGCAACACATCAGCAGAAGTTTCTGCTGATGGTGTCTCACCTTCAGCCAACATTCCAATCAAGCGCAGCGCGCCATTGACAATGTCACCGGCGGATACTTGATTGCCGCTTAGCGTGAGAACGGTCATAGCGTGTCCTTAATAAGCAACTTCAGTCGTTTCAATCTTACAGACCCAACGAATTGTCGTTGCCGCTTGCCCCGTAACAGTAACGGCAAGCCCGCCGTAAGTTGTATCAACAGTCAACGCAATCGACCATGCTGATGCGCCAGCATCGCTGTACGGGCTGGTAATCGTTGTTCCCCTAATCGTAGTGCTCGCAGCGTTAGCTCCGCGCTTAATCTGCCCATCAAACGTCCACGACTTTGTATCTCCACCGCCGGTAACGTTAGCGATTACAGAGCCTCGGAAGTACACCGCAGAGTTGTTAGAAAGAATTAACTGATTGTTGGCCGCAGCAGCGCTACCGTCGCAAGTCAGCCTGGTTGCGGTCGCATTTGTTGTTTGCGTTCCGAGTACCAAAAGGGAAGTCTGAGACACGCCAGCTTTGGGCTCGATAGGCTGATAAGACGCCGGCGTCACTAATATAGCTTTGATCCCCCGGTCTGTGCCCCGAGCCCCGCCTATGACCGTTGAGTAGTCGGCGGTTGTAACGTTACCTGTGCCGCCTATAACGACTGACACAAACCCGTCAGAACTGTTTGTATCGCCGCCGATTACAACTGCGTAGTCTCCAGCCGCACCACTTAAATTGGCTCCTACCGCCGTTGCACCAAACCCAGAAATAGTAGTCGAACTACCTCCTACTACGGAAGACTTAGAGCCTGCGGCGTTATTTGAAGACCCGCCAATGGCTGCCCCGCCAGCACCGGTTGCGCTGTTGATGCTTCCGCCTACGACTGCGCTACTTATCGCAGTTGCAGTATTAACTTCGCCGCCTACTACCGCGCTGTACAAGCCAGACGCGGTGTTACGTCGTCCGCCGATTAAGAGTGAATAATTGCCAGACGCGACTTGCGATGCGCTAGACCGAAGCGTTTGAAAATCTATTGCATATTGACCGCGCTTATTGCCCCCAGCAGCGGTAGCTGTAGGAACTTGCGCAAGCAAAGCACCGTTGCCTTTAGGTAAAAATGCTAGGTCAGCGTCGGTAGTGTTGGACTGGGGTGTGATTGAACTGACGTTAACCGTTGCGTTAGGGGCTGCGGTGTAACTTGCGGACGTAATCCCAGCGCCGTCTAAAGGATCATCTAAAGAAACAGTTAGCGTGCTTGTGTTGTAGCCAGGCGCGGTAATGACAACGGTGTAGATACCGTTGGCAGCATAAAACAAATACCGCCCATCTGCCCCTGTGGTGATCGGGTTAACTTGAAAAACGAGTGGCGCTTGAGAACTGTAGATAGTTGCAAGCGCACCGGTAGAATCGTAAACAAAAACGCTAGCGCCGACTACCGGGTCGTTGCCAGAGTTTACGACAACATCAAAGTACCCCTGCATCTTTTTGCTCCCGCCGACGGCGCGGCCGCAACTCGTTTACCGGCATGGGCTCGGGCGTATCGTGTGACTCGCCGGGAGTATAGCGTGTCCAGCCGTTTTGTTCATCAAATTCGGCTTCTTGTTCGGCAATGGCTACCTTATCGCCGTGGACAGGATGTTTTAGGTAGATGATGGGCATAAAAGCCGGGGGCCGAAGCCCCCGTCCTGTTTAGCTGGATGCCATGATGACCCAGTTGGTGCCATCTTCGCAAACCAGCGTCGCCCAAGCACCTGCCGTTGCAGCCAGAATGGCCGTGCCAGCAGTGTTAGACGTACGCGGCTTGACGTTCGACGACGCCGAGATCACCGTGTAGGTTCCAGACAGGTTTTTGATGGTGACGGTCCGACCGATGTAATCAGAACCGCGAGGCAACGTCACGGAGACGTTAGCAGCGGAACCGTTACACACCACGTAGTTCTCTTCATCGCCCAGGATAAAACTGGCAGTCTTAGTAACTGGAGCGTTGAGGTAGAACGCCGTAAGCGACGGGTCGGAGTACGCCACGCCAACAGGTTTATTGTTCGGCATGACGTATCTCCTTTAACCGATCCGATAGACCACGTACGCACCGTCCGCAGTTTTGCGGAAGCGGAACAGACCGCTAGACGTAACCGCTAGAGCCACCAACGCATTGCCACCGTCGGTAATGCCCGTGCCAAGCGACAGCGTAACCGTGCCTGACGACGTACCGATGTTAACAATTGCTAGGTCAAACGTGTTGCCAGCCGTAGCGTTGGGAAGCGCGTTGTCAATCGCAACCGCCGTCGGCAGCGTGTACGTTGCAGCCGAGGTGGAAGGATTGGCTACCAGCATACCGCCCAGAATCTGAGCAGCAGTTAGCGTTGCCGTGGACGTTGCGGTTTGGGGCGCGTCAGCCGCGCCCATGACGGTTTCAGCGCGATTGCCTGCGCCGACTTGATAACCGCCTGCACCATTGGGAAGAGCCATGATTAAATCCTTTCAAAAATGTGGCAAAAGGGGGCCGTAGCCCCCTAATCCTATCAACCCCAGAGACGGACGGCCATCTGCGGACGGATGACTGAGTATCCGTACAGCACGTCAATACGGCAGGGCAGACGGTCATTGTTGATGTCGTACTGACGAACAATACGCATCGAAATGCCGTTGTGAACCTGGCGCGAAGCCATGTCCACGCCTTGCGGCATCAGCAGATCGGCGGTCGCAAACGAGATCGCGTCACGGTGATACACAAGGTTCTGCGGGTACTGAGTGCTGGCGCTTCCCAAGAAGGTCACAACTGCGCCCGACTGCGGGAACGAATCCACGGTCGCCAGAGCTTGCGAGCTGGTGTAGATCGCCGGGCTCACGCTCACCGTGTACGCGCCGCCGGACGCGGTAGCGTCGGCAGTAGCTACGAACTGCTGCAGCGAACCAGTCGACTCACGAGTCTGCGGGTTGACCGCAAACACGTTGGCGATGGTGAACACGTCGCCGGCCCGGATGATCTGCGAACCAGTGCCGGTGATGGCAATGGTGGTCGCGCCTTGCGAGGACACGGTGGTCGTCACAGTGTGCGCGCCCGTGCGGGTGCCGGTCGTGAACTGCTTGATCGACTGGGACATGTTGACTTCGTCCAGCCCCAGGATGCCTTCGCCCATCATGCCGTTCTTGAACTGGCGGCTGATGGTGGAGGTGGGGTTGAAGAGGCCCTTCATGCCTTCGACCAGCGCTGCGTTGGCCGCCGGGTTGACGGTCGCGTAGCGGGGGCTCATGACAGCAGCGGCTTCGTTCAGCTTCTGCTGCGCCTGCAGCAGCACGAGGCTGGTGCCGGGGGTCGTGCCGGGAGTGCCAACCGACTGGTAAACGTTACGGAAGGCGTTGGCAACGTCAGCGTCGATGCTGGAAGCAAGCTGGCTGATACGAGGCTTCAGAACCCGTTCTGCGAAGTCATCGAGCTGCATGGTCAGCTCAGCGGTCGTGAAGTTCACGCCGATGTGCTTCTGGCTCGACACGGTCAGGGTGGTGAACTGTTCCTGATCGTCTTGAACTTGCAGCGCGGCACCGTCGGTCACCAGCGCGCGGTCCGGCAGACGGATACGCAGGGTGGAGCCGATTTTTGCGCCTTGAACAGCAAACGAATCGTCGTACTGCCTATTGACATTACGCGTAATAACCAAGGAGTTTTCCAAAATCTCCAAAGCCTTGCGTGTGATCATGTCAATCGTTAAGATTGAGTTAGCCATTTTTCACCTCTTGAAGTTTTGTGATACTATTCTTATGTAGTCATCAACAGGAAAAAACATGCTTACGATTACTTTTGACGGCATTGACTACCGCATTTTTAACGCAAGCTATGCTGTATCCCGCTGCGGGAAAGTTCTCAGAAAGTTCCAACCTTTTACGCCGCGCTGCAGGTCCGACGGCTACCTGTGCTGCGGGCACGATCTTGTTCATCGCATGGTAATGCAAATGTGGAGCAAAGAAAACATATCGCGGCGTCACATTCATCACATTAATGAAGACAAAACCGATAATCGGTTGGAAAACCTCGAGTGCCTTAGCTATCACGAACATCTGGGCGTCCGCCACAAAGAAGCGCGGGCTGTTGCTGGAAAATACGAAAGAACCCCTGAAATTCGTGAAAAGATTCGGCAAAGCAAGCTGGGGAAAAAAGCGTCCGCCGAAACGCGCGCAAAAATGAGCGCGGCAAGGCTTGGTAAAAAACGCTTGTTTTTTAAGCGTGCTCAACCGTCTGAAGCTACGCGCCAGCTCCGCAGTCTTCAACATCACTTCAATACGGCGTGCCGAATCGACGGAGTCGAATACCGGTCGTTCGCTGAAGCAGGTCGAATTTTGGGGCTTAAGCAGCATACGCTTAGGTACCGTTGTCTTTCTAAGAACTTTCCCAACTACCAAATAGTAAGTTAACGCATGCCGTGTTTTGCTTCCCACGCACGAATCTGGCGCTGCCGTTCGGCTTCTATCCACTCGCTTGTGCTCATAGACTTCAGTGAGCGCGGGTCTGTGGTGTCGTAGGCCGGGCCGCGAGACGAGCCAGCGGCAACAGGTTGAATCGGCGCAGGGGCGTTAGACGGCTTCTTAACAGGTGGGCTCGATGCCACTTTGGCTTCGATTTTCCCGATTTCTTTAGCCTGCAAAATCGGCGATAGGCGCGAGATGCGATCCGCTTCTTTCGGGTTAAGCCCAAGGTAGTACGCTACATCGGGGCCAACGTCGGACGCCTGAATTGTCTGGGCCATCACGGTGGTGATCTTCAGACTTGGGTTGTACGCAACAGCTTCAAAATCTTCGTACTTGTCCCGAGCCTGTTCTTCCTTGTCGTGATACGACTCCAGAATTGCTGCTTGTTGACGCTCCAATTCCCGTTGTTGCAAGAGCTGTTCGGCTTTTTGAGCCGCTAGTGCTTCGGCGTATTTTTCCACCGATTCAAACTGGTCTTGCGAAACAGAGGCTGGGGCGGCGGTCGGCAGTTCAGGTGCCTTAGTGCGCTCTCGTTCCCACGATCTACGCTCTCTTGCGAGGCGTTTTCCAATCATCGCGTCCACTTCTTCTTGCGTGAACGTTTTGATTGTCTCCGGCGATGCTTCAACGGTTTCAGGCGTAGCCGTTACAACCTGTTCCGGCGCGGGTGCTTGCGCCGCTTCCGGCGCGTCCGCTACAACTTCAGGAGTGTTTTCCATGTCTACTCATAAGAGTACCTGGTGAACCGCACCAGTACGGGTGTAAATCTATACAGTAGTTAGATCAACTGTCAAGTTTTGCTGGCGGTGGGACTTGCTGCTCGATCTGCGCTTTCAGCTTTTGCCAGATGGCAACAGAAAGCTCCAGCGGCAACTTGCCTAGGCCCATCGCAATGATGTTGGCTTCCTCAACCGTGATCTTGATCTCGAACTCTTGCATGTTAGGCAGCCCAAGGCAGTCCGTTAGCCGTTACCGGGTGCAGTTGCTTCTCGACCTTAGCCATTAGATTGGCTTCGATCTCGGCCTTCTGGTCGCCCAGCGCGTCATACACCCAGCCCAACACAATTTCTTCGGTCAGGTTCTCGTAGGGGATGAAACCGGGTTCGTCCGGGTTGTTAACGTAGGTAGTCGTGCCGCCGTAGAAGGCAGATGCCGAGTCTTGTTGAGCGGTGCAAGCCCACGCTACGGTGATGACAAACCCGTCGTTAATGACACGGGTCATATTTTGGATCGTCCAAGCGATCATATTGGTTCCTTAAACAGAAGTGATAGTTTCCCAAGCAGCGCCAGAATAGACGCACAGCTTCGCAAGAGTGGTATCAAACACGATAAGCCCCGCAGCAGGAGAAGCAATGGCGTTCTTCTGTGTCGTGGTCATGTTGGGCATTCTTACGCCCTTGGTTGTGCTTTGTGCGTCTAGAATGGCTGATGCGTTGGGCGAACTCGTCCCAATACCCACGTTGCCAGCAAAATAGTTCGCCGCTGTCCCGCTGGCGTAGATGTTCCACTTGTTAGAGCCGCTGGATACACCGGAGTAAATACCAAAATTAGACGCGCCAAGCGTTTGATCTGACACATACAGGCCATACTGCTCTGTAATCGTAGAGCCAGCACCTTTGGTACCCTCACCCGCTTGCAACTGTCGAACGCTTCCGATAGTAAATGAAGCCGCTGCCGTACTGACCGCAGAGAATAAGCCAATTGCGTTTGAGGTTACCCCCGACTGCGCAGTGCTTGTACTACCGATACCGTACGCGGTCGTGCCGTTCGTGATGTCACCACGGCTGCGAAGTACGTATGTAGATGTCGCCGCACCCCCAACCCCCATATACCCATTCACCTGCACAGTATCGGTGGAGGCGTTGCCGAGGATAGTGTTGCCAGTAACGTCCAGATTCGCTGTGATCTGGATGTCTCTGGGGCAAACGTAGGTATCGCCAGCCTGGGCGGCTTGGATCTGTGGAATTGCTGTATTCAGCAAAAGGACTTCATAGGCGGCCACGGCGCTCTCCTTAAATCGGGTTGTAAGACGCGCCGTCGCTTGTCAGCACTGTCTCGACAACGTAAAAACTAGCGCCCGCACTATTCAATACTTCTTCATCGACAGTATAGGGCGTTGCATTGCTGGTCAGCACAATCCACGGTGGCCCAGGGTTAGGGCCAGCAAAATCAGTCGCTAGCGTGGCAACTGTGCCCAGCCCTAAGCCAAGTCCGTTGCGGACGGGTATGCCAAAGCTCATCGGATGTTGATTGGCTTAGCGTAGACCGTACCAGCAGAAGCGATCTGAATCGCACTGACTCGCCACGGTGCGCCGGTGCCTTGCGGCACGATGAACGGGATGGGCGTGTTAGCCGGGATGGGCGTCGAGCTGGTCGTTGCAGTCACGCCTTCGCCCACGGTCACGTAGGCAGCGGTCGTTGACCAGATCACTACGCCTTGCGGGCCTGCCGGCCAGGCCGTCGTGCTGCCCGCCGTGCCCGTGTAGGACGCGGTTCGGGCGGGAAAATCGCCGTCAGCTAGAGGATTTAACAGTTCCATTGTGCGTCCTTATGCGAGGAAGCGGAGCTTGTAGAGCGTAGATAGATACTGCCCTACGATCTCATCGATGATGTTTTGAAGCGGTGTGTCGGCTTTATCGCAGACCTTGTACCGCATCTCTTCGACGTCAGCAAGTGAATCTTTGAGAAACTCAATGACGTCGCTGTTCTTCTTAGCGCCCATCAGCGTGATGGGGCCGATTAAACCGTGGCGACCTTGGTAGGCTTCCGCAAACTTGTCTGCAAGCTCAACGATATTGTCGTAGAACTCGTTCAAAGCGACGTGTTTGGCGTAAGACTTAGTGTTGAGATGCACGCTGTGCGTGACATCGCGGGCTAGAAAAAGCGTACCGATAAAGTCTGCGCAGCTCACTGCGGTACTCCTTGCATCGCCATCTGCTGTTGAGCGACCACCATATCACCGGCTGTCATCACGTCTTTTAGCGTCTGCATGACCACGTCTTGCACCTGATCAGGCGTCATACTGCTGGAAACTGCCTGGATTCGCTTAGTTTCAGCATTGTACTCGTCGATGCGCAGTTTTTGGGCTTCCATCGACTTGCCGACGTTTTGCAGCATGTTATACATCTGCTCCATCTGCGCTTGCATCACCTGAATCTGCTGATTGGCCGCTTGCAGCGCAGGATCGTCCTCGTCCTGCAGCAGTTTGGGGTCGATCATCTTCTTCAGACGCTCGGCCAGCTCCTGCGCTCCCGGCCAATCCATGTTCTTAACAAACAAATCGCCCGCCGCAGCCCACAGGTTCGGATTGCCTTGCAGAATCTGGCTCATCGCGTCCATCGACTCCTGGCGCTTGGTCAGATAGCTCGGGCCAACCGTGACCTTGACGTCATACTTACCAACGCCAGGGTTGTAAATCTTCTGCACCACAACACCGGCTTCGTTCACCATCTTTCGCACGGGTTCCGGCTGGTTCGGATCAAGCCGCACCATGTCAGAGTTGCCATCGACCTGAATAATCCGCGCAATCCGAGGCGTATCATAGATTTTGGGGATCAAATCGACCAGTTGACGGCCTACGTAACGGATTGCTCGCGCGTAGTTATCGACGTAATGGTAGGTGCCGACGTCGCCCTCACGCTGACGGGCCAAAATAGCCCGTCCAGAGCGCTCGTTTGAGGTCATCCCAAGGCTTGCGTTGTACTGCCCTGTAGCCGCTTTAATGTCTTCTGACGCGCCCATTTTGGCCTGAATTAGGCCTGTTTGGGCCATTGGCGGCTGTGCGCGCTGCGGAAGCGGCAAAATGTTACCGGCACCGTCTGTTACGTCTGGATTGACCTCCAAATACGGGTAATTCGTCGTATTTGCGGTCTTCCACTTCTCTTCGTAGCCCTCAAACTGACCGCCGTAGCCAATAAACGGTGCTTTTGGCGCTAGCGCCAGCATTTCCGCTTCTTGGCTCACCCAGTAGTTGTACATCCGCTGGGCATCTTTAGCGTTTCTGACCAAACCTGAAATCTCAAGCTGGCCTTCAATGTTCCATTCGTTGCCGATAACGCGAATAACAGGGATGTACGACCCCGCCCAGTCGCGTTCTTCGATGATCTCGTAGCCGTTGGTCTTGCACCACTTGATCTTCTTACGTTGCACCTTGCGCTGACGGCTAGGTCTTAGACCCATTTCGCGCATCATCTTGTCTTGCGGGGTGCCTTGGAACGTCGTGGTGCCGTCCGGATACAGATTCAGCGTAGCAGGCGTGTAATCGCAGTAGAAATATTCTGCAATCCTCACCGTCATCTCGCCCAGCCACTGCGACAGCGACTGGTCGCCTACGCCTTGCGTCATAATCGAGCTGACCGGCATAGCGTTGGGGTACAAGCGCTCATATTCGGTTTTCAGGATGTCTTCGGTGATGAAACACCACTCTGCATCCGCACCGCACGGGTCTTGGATCGTCGGGTCCATGTAGACCGAAAAGCTGTTCCGCACGCGCCCGATCTTGATGTCCTGATCAAAGCTTGTTTCGTCGCAATATTCGGTGAGAATCCGAATGTAACCCTCGCCAAACGTCACCTGGTTGTCGCACGCAGTGTCGTAGGCCACGTCAGCGTTAGAAATGTACTCAATGTGACGGATCATGCCGTCAAAAATCTCAGCAACCTCAACGTCCGCCTTGTCGTCGGCTGGGATGACGTTAGGCGACGGCCTGTTTTGCCGCTGCTCGTTAGTCACCTGGCGCACGTGTTGCGGCAGCTTGTTGATTGTCAAGCATGGCCTGGCGTTGATCGTCTGCCCGCTAACCGACCCGCGCACTGACAGCACGTCTGCCGGCCACTGGTAGTGGTTGTCCGGCGAGCCTGCCATAAACCGCAAGTCGTCCAACTGATCTTCGCGCGTATCACTGTATGCGCTTACAGCGGTTTTAAACCGCTGACGCATTTCTGACAGCCGATGCGAGTCGCTCTTTTTAGCGTGCTCGCCCTCATCGCCGCCTACATCCGCGACGTAGGCTGCCCCAGCCATGCCTGTTTGATCGTAAGCCATTACTTCTTTTTCATTGGTGGTTTAGCCGCTGCGCGCTTGGTAGCGTATGCGATGGCGACTGCCTGTTTCACGGGCTTCCCTGAGCGTACTTCAGTAGAAATGTTCTTACGGAAGGCGGCTTTGCTGGGTGACTTGACGAGGGGCATAACTACCTCTTTTTAGCTGTTTTAGCCGACTCTTTGAACGCTTTTGCGGTCGGTGCACCGGGTGAACCTGGCTTTCGCATTTTCTCGCCAGACCCGGCTTTGATGCGCTCGCGTTTAGCGTGAATCGCTGCGTACAAACCAGGATCGCCGGGCTTTTTCATTTGTGCGCTCCAACCGCAAGTTCTAGTCTATCGTCGCCAAGAAATTGTGCAACATCTCGGCACAACTCATAAAAATCTTCGTATGCAAAGTCTGATTTCATGCGATTTATTGCTTGGCACACCAAAATTGTATTTTCTGGCGTGTAGCCAATATCACTGTGAATGCGCTCTATAGAGACTGTATTTAGATGCCCAGCTTCAAGCGTCATTTGGCGTCCGCTGTACGCGCATACGCCCCATTGAGTGTGCCAACACTTAACAATGTCTTGAATTGACAGAGAAAATTCTTGGCTGCGTTTAGCCGCGCTGTTTTTGGCGTTCCGCAAAAATACGCGAGCGCGGCCTTCAATCGTAGAGTTTATTTTTTCAAGCGAGCGAGCACTTCCTTTGCGGCAACATTCTTTGCACCAACTATGATAGCCGTCTGCCGTCTGCGCATGCTTAAAATACAAGTCAAACGGCTTGCTGGTCTTGCACTTAAAGCAAGTCTTCATGTCAGCATTTCCATCGTTTGAGTGACGCTTTAGCGCGCTCTGCGTCGCCTTTGGCATTCCTGACAACGCCTGACATGCGGGCGCAGAAGGATGCTTTGCGGCCTTTGTCAGCTTCAGTCTTCGGGTTGGGCGCGGGCGCTTTGAGGTTGCTGCCGGTGGCTGCGTTGTACTTGGCTCGGCCTTTGGCTGTCAGGCCAGCTCCCTTGGACACGGGCAGCTTCTCGCCGCGCCCCACTGCCAGACTGACAGATTTCTTCGTCGCCATCACGCACCCATCCAGCTTGTAGCGCCCGATGAGCGGTCTGCGTAGGTCTTGCGGATGTTGGCGATGCGTGGCTCACGGCTGGCGACCGGATAGGCAAACGTCACGGCAATCGCGTCCGCCGCGTCGGGTGATGCTAGACCCCTGGCTTTCATATCTTTCTTGCTCTCCAAGAAGATTGTACCGCTCGAGTCTGGCTTGGTCTTGGGGCCGGTCAGGTCCGCTTTGAGCTGCCTGTCTGGCGCAATACTAGCCGTCTTTAGCCAGTCTCGCATCGCACCCCACAGCTCCGCGCGCTTGTTGCCCCACATAATCTGGTTCTTGGCTTTCCAGCCAAAGTTTACCCCACGCACCTTATACCGCTGTTCAACCAGCCGGTCAAGTATTCCATACCCCAACCCGCCTTCGTCAATCACCGTCAGCGTCGGCTTGTACTCCTCGATCGCGTCGATGACGTGCCCTACGGTCGTCATCGTGTCATCGCCCCGATACCGCTTGATTGCGATAATGTCTCGACCTTGCCTGACCGCAATGACTGTCGAGTCACCGCCTGACCTGGCCGGGTCAATCCCGATCACAATCGGTGCTGTCTCGTCTTTGTGCTTAGCGCGGCCAAAGGCGGCATCTACTATGGAAGGTCCGATAAACTGATCGTCGCCTGCGCTCGGGAACTCCCCAAACACCTCGACCTTGGCCTGTATCGAGTCCTCGCCGTACTCCGCGATGATCTGCTCGTATATCTGCTTGTCGGTGCCCTCTACGTCGCGGGCGTCGATGTTCTCTGTTACCCAGAAGTCGCGCTTACTGTTAAAGCACTCGAAGAAGTAGCCTTGGTTGCGCCGGGGGTTGCTAAACGCGCACCAGAAGCGATGCGGCGTGTTCTCGGTAAAGAACCCCTGCGCTACGTCCCAGATCGGGTCTGGAATACCGGACGCCTCATCAAAGATCAGCAGCACCCCGTCGCTGTTGTGCAGACCGGCGTAAGCGTCCGGGTTTTCTTCTGACCACAGACGCCCCTCGACCGACCAGAAGCGCGTGCCCTTCTTTAGATCGCGCTCGACAATCTCAGCCAACCACTTGGCTGGCGTCACGCGCGTTGCGCTGATCTCGAACCAATGGCTGTTAATCATCATAGCCAGCCACTTGGTAATCTCAGACCAGGTAATGCTGCGGAGCTGCGCTTCGCTGTTAGCTGACACAATCGTGGTGCTGCCGATTCGCGTGGACAGCATCCACAGTATCAGCCAAGACACCAGCGCCGACTTACCGATCCCACGGCCAGAGGCCACCGCCAGCCGAAAGACGTTGTAGTCGACGCGCCCGCCGTTGTCTTTGATGTGCTGAGTGATCTGCCGCAGAATCTTGCGCTGCCATTTGCGCGGGCCTGCATAGTGTTCTAGCGGCGTGCCCTTCTGGCCCCACGGAAACGCGAACAACACAAACGCTTCTGGGTCGTCTTTAATGCGCGGCTGCCAGAGCCGCACCATCAAAGTCTGTTCGTCAGATGCGCTGTAGATTGGCTGCTGCAAGGGATGGCTCCAGTTTCTCGGTCGCCTGCACGTCGATGACGCGCTGCTCTGCCTGTTCTAGCGCGCTGATGACGCTGATCTGTTGTGCAACGTCAATTTGCACTTGCTGCTTAGCAACCCAATCGTGCCGATGTTTTAGCACCTCAAGCGCCGCTTTGGTATCGCCTGCCAACGCCGCGCTCATCATAACAGCCGCTAGCTCTTTCTCTGCGTCAGCACGCCCCTTCTGTTCTGCCATCTCGGCAATCGGGTCCATCTGACACAGACGCCGGAACTCGGTAGGCAGCATTCCTGCCGCTAGCGCCAGCGCGTCGCCTTTTAGACCTAACTTGGCAGCGTCGTAAATGCG